TGAGACGGAAGAAGATAGAGAAAGAAGGAAAAGAAATGAAGCAGCCGACAAAAGGTTAAAGGAGTTTACACAAAACAAGATAGATAATATAAATGAAGAGATAGATGCTATTCATAGGTTAACCGCAGAACTAAGTAGTGCTATTGATTGGGAGATAGAAAAAAGAAAAGCGGCAGGTGAAGACTTTAGTAACTTAGAACAGGAGAAAATTAGAATGTTAATATCCTCTACTAAACAAGAAATTGACCTAATAAACCAGAAGATAGCAGCTAAACAAAAAGAGATTGATCAAACAAAACTAGGAGTTGATGTATCTACAACCATTCAATTAGCAGGCTATAATATGCAAAAGATAGATCAAGAAAGATTCTTAGAAGAGCAGTTTAAAGCGTTAGAACTTTGGGGAATTAAACAGGACAAACTTCAAAAAGACCAGATTAAGAAGTCTAATAGTAACACTAAGAAAGGTGCAGAAAAGGAAAAGGAAATAACCTTAGAGAAATTACAACAGATTGAAAAGGCAGAAATACAAACCGCTAAAAATATCGAGCAAGAAAAGTCTGTAATTGCAACAGATGGTATTCTGGAAACATACAAGGCGCAGAATGATCTACGTATTGAATTAATGGAGGAAGGACTAGCAAAAGAAAAACAACTTTTAGAGGTTGCTTTTTTTGAAAGGTTACAAACTTTAGAAGAGGAAGGTGCTTTAACTAATGAACTTAGAGCAAAGTTATTTAAGGATTACCAAGACCAACAGAAAGCACTTGAAGACAAAGATAGGCAAGAAAGGTTTAACGATGCAATAGATAACGCTGAACAATTAAACAAAGGACTAAGCGACCTAAACAACGCAGTCTTAGAAGCTCAACTTGCAGCAGCAGGAGACAATGAAGAGAAGAAAAAAGAGATACGTAAGAAAGCGTTTAAGAGACAAAAAGCCTTAGACATAGCACAGGCTACAATAGACGGTATTAAGGCGGTACAAGCCACACTTGCAAACCCTTTCCTAGCCGCTATTAATGCCGCAATTGCAGCGGCAAATATTGCCAAGATTGCTAGGGTTCAGTTTGAGGGTGAAGGCGGTGGAGGCGGTGGTGCTAGTGCCGATTTAGGAAACACGGCAAGAGCCACAGGAGGTGCAAATGTACCACAGGTTGCAAACACTACTACAACAATAGGAGACCCTACACAGGTTTACGTATTAGAACAAGACATAAGCAACACACAGAATAAAGTAAGTGTTAATGAACAACAAGCTACACTTTAATTTAAAGATAACATTATAAAGTTATGGAAACTTACGAATTAATAATAGACGACACACAAGAAAGCGGAGTAGATTACATTGCTTTGGTTGATCGTCCTGCAATAGAATCAAACTGGGAAGCGTTTAACGAACAGGTTAAGAATCAATTTAAAATACAAGACGAGGACAAGAAAATAGTAAGCGGTTATTTTATGATAGCTGACAAACCTATTTACAGAAACAACGAGCAGTTAGGAGAGCATAACGTAGTATTTAGAGGTGATACTATTAGAGACATTGCATTAAAGTTTATGAAGAACGGGTTTAACGCTAACACTAATTTGATGCACGATGAAAACTTAAAACTATCTGACGTTCATATTTTTGAGAGTTTACTAATAGATAGTGAAAGAGGTGTTTATGCACCTGAAGGCTTTGAAGAGGTTGCAGACGGTTCTTGGTGGGGTTCGATGTACGTAGATAACGACAAGGTTTGGAATCTAATTAAAGAGGGTAAATTTCAGGGCTTTAGTGTTGAGGGATTCTTTTCATACAAAAAACCACAGAGCAAAGAGGAAAAAATGGTTTCTCAAATCAAACAATTAATAGACGAATATTCAAACAGTCTAAAATAATTCCCTAAAAATTAACACTTTATAATTCCACTTGTATTATACAAGCATGGAAGAAGTAAAAGCAAAATCTATCCTTGACAAGATTAAGGAAATTTTCAGCAATGAAGAAATAGTAGTTGTTGAAGAAGTTGCTACTCCTGAAACCGAAGAGAAAAAGAAATTTGTTTCTGCAACTCTTGAAGACGGTACACAGGTAGAAATTGAACCAGAGTTAGTAGAGGGTGCTGCGGTTGTTGTGATCGTAGATGGTAATCCTGAAGTAGCTCCTGACGGTTCACACACTTTAGCTGACGGAACTGTTATTGAAACGGTTGAGGGTGCTATTGTTTCTATCGTACCTGCTGAAGAAGAAGTTGATGAAGAAATGGAAGAAGCTCCTGCGGTTGAGGAAAAGCAAGACGTTAAAAAGATTGTTGAATCTATCATTAAAGAATCTCACTTTGTTTCTGAAGAGAAAGTAACAGAGTTAGTAGAGGCTATTAAAGAAGAGTTCAACGCTAAACTTGAAGAAAAAATTAAAGAAGTAACAGATGCTACGGTTCAGGCATTTGAGGCTTTTGGTAAAGAAGAAAAAGTTGAACCAACAAAAAAACCAGTTGACGCTTACGGGAGAGAAAAGAAAAGAACTTCGTGGGCTGAAAGATTTAACTCAAAAAAATAATTTATTATGGCTTATGATGTTTCAGCACTTAGTGCTTACGTAGAAGACAGAGATTTTCCGTTAGTAGCGGAACTTCAATTCGACCCGATGCTAAGAGCGTCAATGGGTACAATTCAGGACGGAATTAAAGGTTCGTCTAATTTACACTTTTTAGAAACTGACGTTGTTTTCCAGTCGGGTTCTTGTACTAGAACAGGAAGTGGTACTACTACTTTCACAGACAAGACTTTGACAACTGCACAGATTGACATTCACGAAGATTTGTGTAATGATGACCTAAATGGTAAGTGGGCGCAAATCCTATTATCACAAGGTGTTAAACAACAAAGAGAAATTTTACCTTCAGAGATTGCAGACATTTACATGGCTGACAAGATGGTTAAGTATAAACAAGCTCTTGCGGTTGCAGATTGGCAAGGTGATGCAGTTTCAGGTACAGGTAATAACGCCTTTTATGACGGTTGGATTAAGTTGATTGATGCAGGTTCACCAGTTGATGGTAACACAGGAAACGTTACAGTTGCAACAGGAGTTTCATCATCTAACATTCTTACTATTCTAGATGCTATGTTCTTAGCTAGACCTGCTGCACTTAGAGGAAGAGCAGATGTTATTCTTGACTTGCCTCAAGAGTGGTATGACCTTTATATTGTTGCTTTGAAAAACGCTAACCTTTACCACTACACTTCTAACGATGGTGATGATATGCTTTACGGTACTAACGTAAAACTTAATCCTGACTTCGGTTTGAACGGAACTAACAGAATGTTTATGACTTACGCTGAGAACTTGGTAGTGGGTGTTGATTCTGAAACTGATGGAGACTTTGAGTTTAGACTTGACCCAGTTTCAATGAAAAAGACTTTTGTTGATTCTTCTTTTAGAAGAGGTTGTCAAGTTAAGTTTACTGAATTGGTAGTTGAGTTCACACTTGTACCTTAATTATTAACCCAATAAGAGGGGGTTATTAAAGCCCCCTTTTTTAATACTTTAAATATGGCTTGTAATTCATTAATAACACAAGGGTTCCAATTAGACTGTGCAGATTCTGTTGCAGGAATTGAAACTATCTATATTGCGAACCTTTCAGAAGTAACTGCCTTTACAGAAAGCGCAGGTACTATTTCTGCTATTACACAAGCAGTTGGAGCTTCTATTTACGAATACCAAGTAGAAGAGCAGGTTGCGGACTTTGTAAGCACAATGCAGAAAAACGTTGAAAACGGAACTCTTTACTGGGAGACTGTTCTTAACTTTTCTATTGACAAATTAAGTGCTGCTAAATCAGAAGAGATTAAACTTATGGCAGCAGCTAGAAACTTGATTGTTATTATCAAAGGTAATGACGGTAACTACTATGGTCTTGGTTTTGATAAGATTAACGGAGAAGTTGGTGGAGCTAAATTGTTTGGAGGAACTAACCAAGCTGCTTCAGGTGCTGCTTTTGCAGATAGAAGTGGATACACTTTGGGTATTACTGCAATGGAGAAACATTATCCTTACCTTATTGATTCGGCAGTAGTTGACGGCTTAACTAAGGCTTAATAACCTTATCAATATAATCTAAGAAGCCCTAGTAACCGCTAGGGTTTTTTTATGGCTTAAAAGTTATTATTTCATCTTCTTTAAACTCTAACTTTTGCCACATTTAATGTTTCAAATATACACTTTTTAAATTAAATAACATTATAAGATTATGGAACTTAAAAAACACCTAATAGGACACACTTATAAAAGTAAAACTTTAACGTGTGCAATTAACGAGGAAAACATAGACAAACTCAAAGAAGTTGGTGCTGATGTATTCGAGGCTAAGAAACCAAGAAGAAAGAAAGAAGATAAATTCAAAGGAATAGTAGAAGATGACAATTCTAATACAGAAGGGGCAGAGTAATAACTTTTCACTTAGCAACATTTTAGATCGTTCTATTTATTCAACTAGGACTTATAGAATGGACTTTACAAGTGACCAAACTAAGGTAGAACAGACTTTAGTTGTTACACCTACACAAGACGAAAACAGGTTTGACTTCACTTTAGTTGAAGGTACAGATATTACTTTTGATTTAGTAGGGTTTTACACTTGGGAACTTTACGAGATTGACGGAAGCGAAAACCTTTTATGTAGTGGTAAGATGAAAGTGATAGAAACAAGAACTTCACCAACGACACCTACTGTAATAGACACACCAGAAACTTATATTGTAGCAAATGCAGGACAATAAAAATAAATATAGTTTTAGTTTTATAAGCATGGAGGCACACGAAACCCCTAGCTTTAAGATTGACAAAAAAACTAAAAGGGTAATATTCGGAACTGATAAGGAATATTATAATAGATACCCTGATTACCTTTTAAATAATTTAGACCGTTCAGCTACTCACAATTCCATAGTGAACGGTAAGATTAATTACATTACAGGACAAGGGCTAGAGGTTAGTGAATATTCAAGTGCAGAAGACTTAGCAGGTGCAAAGGCTTGTATTCGATCAATTAATGAGTACGAGAGCGCAGATATGCTTAACCACAAGTTAGCAACGGATTTAGTTTCTTTTGGTGGTTTTTACATTGAGCCTGTAAGAGCAAATGACGGTTCGATAGGTGGTTATTATCACATACCTTTTCAGAATGTTAGAAAAGTAGTTGATGACAATGAAGGGTTTGCATACTATGAATATACTTCAAATTGGGATTGCAGAAGACCTGAAGAAAACAACGACTATAAGATTTTTCAAAAGTTTGAAGGTGAACTAAAACAGGGTAATGACTACTTAATGAAGTACGGTATTTATAGAGCAGGTGACTACCCGTATTACTTACCCGATTACCTAGCAGCTAACGCAGCAATAGAAACAGACTGGAGAATTACCAACTTCCTTTTAAACAATGTTAAAAACGGTTTTAGTGCAGGTTTCTTAATTAACTTTTATGACGGTCAGCCAGAACCCGAAGAAATGAAGGTTATTGAACGTAAGATTAAAGAGAAGTTTACAGGAGACGGTGCAGGAGGTGCTTTTGTGCTTAATTTTAGCCATGCAGAAGCTAAGAGTGCGGAAATTATACCCATTCCTACTAACGGACACGATGAGCGTTTTAACACGCTTAGACAACACGGTCAAGACACTATTTTTCAGTCTCACAATGTTACAAGCCCTATGTTATTTGGTGTAAGGGTAGAAGGAACTTTAGGAGGGCGTAACGAAATGATAGAAGCTTTTGAATTGATGCAATCTACTTACATAGACGGCAGACAAAAGGTTTTAGAAAAGTTCTGGAATGACGCAATCTACTTCAAAGGTATTAATGCAGAGTTAGAAATTAAACGCACTCAGCCTATTCAAGAACGCATGACTAGCGAACAAAGGTACGCAGTTATGACACAAGACGAAATTAGAGAGGAGGCAGGTCTTAAACCCTTAGAGACACAACTAAGCAAAACCACAAAATTTGCAAGTGAAACAGACCAAGCGTTTATTGACCATTTCTCTTCTTGCGGTATTTCAAACGATGAATTTCAAGTTATTTACGAAAGGGGAATTTTAGCAGGTAGTATTGAGGAGGCTATGCAATTTGCAGAAGTAACCGCTTTTGAAAATGAAGTGTTAACCTTAATTAATCAAGGTTTACCACCTTATGAAATTGCTAACGCTTTAGATACTACTGAGGAGCGAGTAATGGAAGCAGTTAACAACCTTGAAGCAGAAGGATACATCACTTTAGAAGACGGTGAAATTAAGCCAACAGAAGCAGGGGTACAAGAGGACAAAGGAGAGATAATGACCGTTTACAAATACGGGTTAAGACCTGACGCACCACCATTAAAAGGTGAAAGCAGACCTTTTTGTAGAGCCTTAATGAGTTTAAGTGGTACTAGATCGTGGACTATTGAAGATATTAGCAGAATGAACAACGGGCAAGGCTTAGACGTATTTACTCACAGGGGAGGTTGGTATAATAAACCAAATACAAACGTAAGAATACCTTATTGCAGACATAGATGGGTTCAACAATTAGTTAGAATAAGAAGATAATGGCAGAAGTTTTATTTATATCAGAAGACTACGTTAAAAGAAATAGCTCAATAGACGAAAATATTGATGTTAAGTTAATTCAGCCTACTATTTTAGACGTTCAGCGTATTAAACTAGAGCCTGTTTTGGGTACTAAGTTATACGAGGGTTTAAAAGGGCGTGTAGAGACTTCAACTACTACGAGTGATGATGATACACTAATAGAAGATTATGTTGCTCCTGCGCTGCTTAAATGGGTTTTATTCGACCTTACTACACACTTGCTTTACAGATACAGAAATAAAAACGTAAGTAAAAAGAATAGCGAGAATTCTCAACCGGTAGATTACACAGAATACAGAAACTTGTTAGACTTCTACCAACATAAAGCGGAGTGGTATGAGGAAAGGCTAATAAGGTATTTATGTGCTAATGATAATCTATTTCCTGAATACTACGACATAGATGATGAAAATGACATTTTCCCAAAATCAAACGCTTATAACTCTTCATTCTATTTAGGTGATGACAACTACTGTTGTGAGAGGGTTAAATGGTTAGGACTTCCAAAAGATTAATATGGCAGGGTTTAAACACGTAGATAAAAAACTAAAGAAATACTTTGATGCTAAGTTACGAAAAGATAATACTAGAAAGTCAAGCGTTCGCAGACAGTCACGAACAAATAAATGAGTTCGGTAACGGTGACTTATGGGAAGTAGTGGAGAAAGATAAATTGCAAGACTTTGTTTATCCCCTTTTGTGGCTTCAGGATAACGGCAGTCAAGTAAATGAAAGAAGTGTTACATTTTCTTTTAATGTGTTGGCTATGGATCAGGTAAGAAACGGTGAGGTTAATGAGAACTACGTAAAAAGTTCTATGCACCAAATACTATTAGATTACTTAGCATACTGGGAACAAACAACACTAACAGACATAGACGGTAATAGAATTAAATTCGACTTACAAAGAAGTGCAAGTTTTCAGAGTTTTACAGAGCGTTTTGATGACGTACTAACGGGGTGGACTATGAGTGTAACTTTTACTACTTTGTTTAAATATAACAAATGTAATATACCTTTAATATAAATAAATTAATATAAATAAAAAATGAAAGCAATACACACAGGGTTAATGAGTGCATCAAATGGCACAGTAGTAGTAAATGATACAGTAGAATTTGTAGCAAACGCTAACGGTTTCTTTATGAATGAAGATACAGTAATAGCACGAATTGAAATTAACGGAGATACTGCAACTGATGTAAAAGATGATTATATTACTACTCCAGCAACCGCAGTAAAAAGCGGTGTTTTAATTACACCAAAAGGGAATGATTATTTTAGTGCAATTACTTTGACGAGTGGTAGTGTAACTGTAATATTGGCGTAGTTATGTACGGATATGGATACGGATATAATCTTGCACGTCAAAGTATTGGTGCTAGTGAAGATACATTCCACCCTTTAGACCTTGCAGATAGTCAGTTGTATTTTGCAAAGAATACTGCTACGCCTAGTTTGTGGAATGACCAAAGCTTAAATGGATATGATTTGACACAAGCAACTGCAACTCAACAGCCTACAATTAGTGCTAATAGTGTTGATTTTAATGGTGTTGATGATTTTCTTAATAGAAATATCTCTTTATTTGGCTCAGACACAGAGGGAATTATATATTTTGCTAGTTATGTTACAAGTGGTGTTGCTTCATTTTTAGGGCATACATCAGCTTTTCACATTTCTAATAGTAATTTTATATATTGTGATTATAGTTCTGATAATGTTAGATTAATAGTACGTAAAACTGATTTCTCTGTCAACAATGTAATAA